GTATATCTTTTCTGCGGTTTCTTGCGGTATGCCGTCACCAGTGTCAAGGCATTCGATTACCCACCCAAGCATAGGCTCCATATCGATCCCGGCTGTTTTTGCGTCTATCAGGGCTTCGGGGTTAGCTGGGACGGGGACGCAAGAGTATTCCAAAAGTTCTTGCTTGAAATAGTCAATTCCCCATGGCCGGTTTTCTTCATCCACTGCCCATTTTGCCTCCTGGGAACGAAATCCGACCGAAATGGCATTTAGAAAGCCTTTTGCATACATCTGGCCCACCGAATGCCCGAAACTGGACAAATCTTTGGTCATGAATTGCGCCGCCGATTTCAACGCTCCATCTTGTACCCACGTGCTTAGTGACCGGGCGACCGGAGGCCGTCGGGAATCGTGCGCCCACAAGACAACCGGATTTTTGTTATAATTTTCAAGCTCCCAGCCATCGACCGCTATTGTGTCCTGATCCCTGTCAACCGTTGCGGTGGAGATTATAAAATTCAACTCCAATCCGTCCTCGGTTTCTTTTGCGGATTTTTCCCCGCTTAAATAAAATTGCTTCCGCAGTTCAATTTGCGGAAGCTCCAGCTTACCCTTGTTTTCAAGCTTAAATTTTTCAATAACCGATAACAAATACCATTCCCCCTTCCTATTCTGTCGCCGCGTTTACGCGGGTTGTTTTGGCTTCTTGTTTGGCCGCTGTGTCCAAAGAAATCATATTGCCATTGACAAGATAATGCTCACCTTGACCGTCGGGCAATTTATTCATGTTTTCCTTTTCCCGCCATTCGTCAGCGTTCAGAGCTCCATTTTGCCGCATTGTACGGTACACCTCAGCACGGCTCTTGCTATCGCCACGAAGCAGGTAATCAACCATGAATTCAACGTAGTAGCCTTGATTTCGCTTTTCTTTCGTTAAGCATTTCAGGTTGATATGCTGCTCCCACCGGGAAAACCACGGCAGCATTGAATACTGCACGTACTCAAGGCTTTGATGCTCAATGTTCGAGAAGGTTGCTTTCTCTAAGTCGCCAATCATGTGAGGCGGTACGCCGTAAATCCGGGCAATTTCTGCAACATTGAATTTCATTGTGTCCAAAAATTGCGCTTGTTCCGGCGGGATGGTAATAGGCGAAAACTTCATACCCTCTTCGAGTATCATTGTTTTGTTTGAGTTAGAAGCGCCGGAATAATCCGAAGCCAGGCTTTTCTTTAATTGATTAAATGCCGTCTCGCTCAAATGATTGGGATGCTCGAATACGCCTCCAAGCCTTGCGCCATTTTTAAAAAAACTACTCCCGTATGTTTGAGTAGCAAGGCCACGCCCTATAACCTCTCTTGCTATCTGTATCGGCGAAAAACCGATTACACCGTCATATCCAAGGCCAGGTATATGAAGGATTTCGTCAAAAGCAAATTGCTCATGCTTGCCGTTAATTGTCACCCGATAGGTGATAGTATTGCGTAGCTCGTTAACCTCCGGCCAGCAATTACCATGCGGGATATATTGCAGCCCGATAACATCACCCCGGCGGTTTCTCTGGATGTAGGCGTAACTGTTGCCGTTAATAAGGCTCCCCAACATCATGCGTTCCTTAAGCGTAAACGCTGTCATATAAGGATTTGCGACGTTCCTGAGCACATCAAAGAGTGGGTCATCCGTGGCTTTTTCTCTGCCGTCTGCTGTCTTGCGGTACAAAACCAAAGGCGTCATTGCCAGCGATTTAGACAACAACGATATGCAGGCGTATACGGCCCCTAACCGCATTGCGGTCTCTTCTGTTACAACCTCACCCGATGCCGTCATACCTATCCGCTGTATTGCGTTGTAAATATCTCGGTCAAGTATTGCGCCTGACTGGTCTTCGTAGCCCTTTAAGGCTTTTAAAATTAACCCCACAAAATTATTCCTCCCCTCCTGTTCTCGTCCTGTGCTCTACCGGGGGAGGGTGCGAGTTTTTATCAGGTAAATGGTCGGGTCTTTTCGGTATACCAACAGCGATCAGCATTGTTCCGGCGGCAATCATGCCTATTTGCCAACAGAACAAGAATCCCAAGCCAAAAACCAATAAAAAAAAGCCCACAACTAGGCAAGCCTCCTGAAAAAATTCTAATTTCATAAAATCAAAATCCCCCTTTCCTCGTATACCGACCGGGTTTCTTTTTTTACTACGTACTGCGTCATTGCATTTATAATGGCGGCTACCAAGTCAATACGCTGAGTGTCCTTTGCGTGTTTTTTTGACAATTTAATATTTTCGTTGGTGTCCTGCTCTTCGTAGGCGTTCGACAAGCACCAAGTTAGCAATTCGTTGCCATCATGTACCACTTTCCCCTCGCGGATCATATTCCGAAAAAGCTTTGTTGCCTCTGACAGGCTGGGCTTACCTTGCCTGACTTCTATTGGCGTATACCCCAATTCCTCCATTACGATCATAAACTGTGACAGGTTATAAGAGTCATTGCAACTCTCTTTCATTACCAACTCATTTTCCTGGTGGTACGCAGTTATATATTTTTCCAGGTACCGCATATCATTGACCTCGCCCGGCGTTATGTCACACCAATTCTTTTTCGCCCAGAAGCGATATGGCACGCGGTCAGTCTTTTCATGCCTCGTCGCCGCGCCCTCTGGGATAAAGCCGTAAGCGGAAACAGCAATTCGCCCGTCTCGTAACTCATGGACAAATCCGGCAGCAGTTAAGTCCTCACGCTTGGAGGCGTCATTGCCGTTAATAGTATAAGTACCTTGTATCAAGATTTTAAACACTTCGCGTGATACAGCAAGTGATTTCCACTTCTCCATTAATTCGGCAGTCATATACTTTTCTTCGCTGCTGGACTGCCAGAGGTCCATCCGCTTGATCATCCAAGCCAGTATTTTATCCGGATCGCCAGAGCCAAAAGCAAGATCATGTTCGGACTTGATTTCGACATACATGTTCCGGGCATAAACTGAATCACTACGCAGTACCGGATTAGCCTTACACCAATTAGCTTCGTCGTGTGGATCGTCGCCCTCGTCAAGCTCCCTGATCATTACGAAATATGTTTCTTCTGCGATCTCACCCTGCAAAATTTTTACACCGATATCCCGCTCTTTTTTGCCGGGATTATTTTCGGCGTCCTTACCGGCGGTCGTTATGATGCGCATAAATGATTGATGCCGCTTGCCAAAGCTGTTTTTCAGCGTGTCCTTAATTTCAGACGTTGGGTGAGCGTGGTACTCATCAATGATTACACCGCAAGGAGCGCCGGAATCTTTGTTTTTGGTCTCTCTTGACAATGGGCGAATGTACCCGCCTCTGTATTTGTGAGTGATATTGTGCTTTTGTATCTCAAGCACGTCCGCAATGTCAGGCGATGCCAAAGCCATAGCCCGACCGTCACCCCACACGCGTTTCGCCTGGTCACGATCAACGGCTGCGCATTCGATTTCCGGCATAATTTCATATTCTGCCAACTCAGGTCTTCCCGGAGGGTAAATTGCGTCGGCACACATAAAATATAAGCATTCGGCTGATTTTTCCGTTGATTTTACATTTCCACGGCCCCTCTCCTCAAATGATACCCTGAAACGCCTTGCGCCTGTATCCTTGTGCACCCATCCATATGAGCATCCAAGGTCAAATTTCTGCCAGTCAAGCAGCTCAATGGGCTGCCCTTGAAACGGTCCCCGGACATGCCGACAGATTTCAAACCAGGTAAATATCCGGTCCGCCCTGGTTTCATCGAAAACATACGGAAAATCATCTGTGCCTTGCCGCTCCAAATCCTTCAAATGGCGTTCGCAGGCTAGTTTTTCCCACAAACAGACCGTGCTTCCAAGCGGCCCATAAACAACGTCGTGAGCGTATTGTGTAGTAGGGTGCATCATCCAAACATCCCCTTGTACTTGTTAGGCTTCTCTTCCGGCTTTTTCGGTATCGATCTGAGAGCGGAGGCAATAGTCATGAGGTTTTCTTTTTCGATTTTTAGCAGCATTTCCCGCTTTGATTGCACTTGCTTGTCAAGGCCAATAATTTGGCTTTGATAAGATGACCTCAGTTTCATGTATTCAAGCCAGGAGACCTCACCAGAATCCATCTTGTCTCGCACTTCGCTTTCCATTGTTTGCAATGAACGATAAAATTCTTCGCATTTATCTTCGAATTCGATACACTCCGCATAAATCTGACAATATCGGTTGATAATATTTTCTTGCAAGGCGTCGTTGTGTTCAATCTCGCCCAGCAACTTCTTGATTCTCAGGAATTCTTTGTGCGCAATAGGATTTTGCCTCACATAAGATTTTTCTTTCATCGCAACACCGGATGCAAGCGCCTTTTCACCTTCTTCGCGAATTTTCAGCTCTGCTTTGGTCCGGTGGGATTTCCCCTCCAATTTTAATAACGCTACGCTTTTAGCTGGTCTTCCTGCCATGCTATCACCTCCTTGTGGGCTCTGTTCGGCGCTTCCGTCTTAGTTTCTGCTTTCATTCAGTAAAACATCGGCGTTAGCTTTTAGGTACTCACTCACTTTGATATATCCCTCGGTATTTAGATTTTCGCTGAAACCTCTAAACTTTACTCTTGCAGGATATACATTTACAATTTCATCGTTATCAATCTCTGCAACAATCGCCCAGCCAAAAGCGTGCAATATCTGATTTATCCACCAAAGCAAACCAGCACTCCTAAATTCCGCCCATGTCTTTTTGTCTACCATTCCGTTTTACCTCCTTGTGGGTTGATTTTGGGATATTTTCGGACGAATCAGACGGCAGACGGTCAATCTGGAATCAGCCCTAGAGATTTTGCACACCCCTACGGGCACCACCTCGCCTCACCACCACGCTTTGTGTGTGATGTCGTCGCTGTCTTTTGGTCGTGACATCTCTTGCAAAGTGGCTGATGATTTTTTTCGTCCCAAAAGAGCCTTTGATCGCCCTTGTGATCTTGGATGTGGTCAACCACTGTAGCAGGCTTGAGCACGCCGATAGCAAGACACTTAACACATAGCGGATTCCTCGCCAGGAAAATCTTACGATATTTTTGCCAACGAGAATCATAACCGCGCTGGCCAGCGTTCGGCCTCTTGTTGTCGGTCCAGTCTCGCTCCCGCTTGTGCTCCTCGCAGTACGTACCCTTGGTTAGGTTGGAGCAACCGGGCTTATTACATTGTTTCCAGGGCTTGCTTGCCATACCATCACCTACAATTCAATCGGCTTCCATCCATCAAAGTTTCGCTCGAAGCTTATTATTCCGTCGAAAAAATCTTTATAAAAATAAGCCAGCTCGGAGCTGGCCGTTATGACTGTATTTTCTGTGCGTGGATTTGTATTTATATTGGCGCTTGATTCGATGACAAAATCAAACTTGTCACCAAATCCAGTAATTACTTTTGAGTGGTTTCGGAATATCGCTGCCCTGCCGTTATACCTCTCCATGACATCACACAGCCGTCGCCACTCATTGAAATAGGAACCCTTGAAGATCTCTCCCACATAGCAATCAAGCCTTTGGATGCGTCCAATGTTCAGATATCTGTCTATCTCCTCTATATCCTGTAGGGCCATGCACCATGTCGATAGGATGCAATACTTCACCGGCTGCTGCCGGAGGACGAACTTAAGGAATGACAAACTGTCAATGTCGCCGCCGGATATTACGTGATAAGCACAACCCGGTTCAAGGTCCCAATCTAAAATATTTTCAAGTTCCGTCTCACTCTTGAAGCGCCGGAAAAACTGGGTATCTCTTGTCTTGGTGGCACGTGAACGAACTTTTTGTTTCTCCTCGGATGCGGGCTTATCTTTTTTCGGAGGAGGCTTTGCCACGGGTGATGCTTTCGGTTCAAACTTAAAATCATGTGCCTTGTTGATCACTGTAAAAACCTCCGTTCTGTATTAAGAAGCCCCGGCAACCTCTAAAGATCACCGGGGCTCGAAAGGAGGCCAGCGCTACACGATACCCAATTGTATCCCTCTCCGCTCCGCCCCTCGCGCTGGCATACGAACACAAAAAGCCCTGACAATAACTTAGTCAGGGCCGTGCTTACAATTGTTCACGCTACCATAGTACCACGTTGAAAACGCACAAAACGCACAAAAATTAATTCTCTGCAAAAAATCT